GCAATCGCTTGTTTTTGAGGCTTTCCTGCTTCCATTTCTGTGCGGATATTTTCACTCACAGCTTTTTTTGATTTACTTTTCTTAAGTGGCATGTTATAATCCTTTAAAAATTAATGGGTAATGAATCATGTTTAAAGCTAGAATTGAAAAAAGAAAAGATGGAAATATTTACATTTGCAAAGGATATTTCTTTTTTAAAGAATATTGGAACATTATTTTTAAATGTTGGATGCCTCTTTCTTATGAAGAAAATCGATTTCAATTCGAATTTCATGATTTGGCACATGCTAATTCTTTCCTTAACTCAATGGTGTCTGATATTGGATAGCATATTTAAAAGCGCCAGTTAAAGCCGCTTGATTTTGCAACATAGCATCCGTTCCGCCAGTTCTTAAAAAAGCCACAACATTACTATTTGTATTACATTGTAAATTTCCTGCTGTTGGAGCTGTCGGTCCAGCACCAAGTTCATAACAAAATGCAGGGCCTGCCCAAACATCAGATGTATTATTATAAAATTTATATGGTATTCTTTGCTGTAATGACACCAATCCAGATGTTCCTGCTGTAGAAATATTCCATAAAACGAAATTTAAACTTATCAATCCTGTTCGTGTCAACCAAAAGGACATTTCTTGTGTAGCGGAAGAGGGTTCTGTCCCTGCTGTTGAATTAAAGTATTTTCCAGAAACATTACCAAAAGCCCCTGTTGGAACTTGAAATTGTATGCCTTCTTGAAAATTGTTAATGCCATCGGTTGTACTTAATGATTGAACATCCCAATAATTATTGGTTGTACCTGATTTTCTCATGCGAAATGATCCAATATTCATACATGGATTTCCATCATAATCTGTTACTGTGGGATTGCCAAGAGCAAAGAAATCACCTTGTCCCACATTAACAACAGATCCGGATTTACCTATAGAAGCTGACGCAGGTGAAACATTTGCATGAGGAACCCTGGCAACCATAAAATTAATCGCATTCTCTGCATCATTGCTTACAGCATATAACCAAAATGGAAAATCTTGAGCATAATCAATATCAACTGTAAATCCAAATCTATTATTTGATATTGATCCACCTGTTCCATAGGTAAAAGTTTGATTAGCAGTAATTGCATAGCTTTTTAAAAGCCCTGGATTGTTTTTATCTTGAAGGGTAACAAATCCTTGATTTGTTGAACTTAGCGCCGTTCCATTTGCAGAACAAACGGTAAATGTACTTGCTGTAGCTGTAATTCCTAAATTTTGCACCCCAACAGAGGTAAAATTTATAACAGGCTGAACGAAACCATTGGTATCTACATAAAATTGTGTTGAATCAAAATGAGAAACGCCATTTTTAGTTGAATCTGTTGAAATATTATTTGTTGTTCTTTGAATTTGTATAGCATATGTATTTGCCGATGACGAATCCGTCCTAATTACATTAGCCCCTACAGTTCCAGATGCAACCTGTGCGCCTGTTATTGTAATTACTCCTGCTCCACTTGGAACAACAGGGTCTGTACCAGGGGCAGTGAATGAATCAATATTTAAAGATAAAGTTGAAGATGGTGCTGCCCAAACAGGATTTGCACCTGATACGGCAGTTAAAATCTGCCCTGTACTTCCAGCTGTCGTGGCCTGAAAAGCCCCCGCCCCCTCTGAAATAACTACGCCAAATTGCGTAAGACCTGAATCTGTTCCGATAGCTTTAAAAGCAGAGCTTGAAGTCACCCCTGTTGCAGTGAGAACTTTACCCGCTGTTCCTGTTCCTACGTTTGCCATATTTTTCCTTACGCAAAATAAAATCCTGATAAACCTATTGTGCTAGTGTTAGCCATATTAGTATTGGTAAAATTTGCTGTTGCAGTGCTTGAACCATAAGCAACGGTAGTCATTACAGTGCTTGAAGCAGAAGTTTCTGCATATGCAGCTGTGCCAACAGGAAAGCTAGTGGATATTCCAGCTGTCCACATAAATAAATCTACAACGGCCGTAGAAGTGAATGGAAGACCGGTAATGGTAAGATTGCCTGTGGAAGATCCTTTACTACTCAAAACAATTTTAGCATATATGAAAACAACATTTCCAATCTTATAATAAGTTCCTGTTTGTGTTGTATACGTAATTCCTGTCGTGCCACCACCAAATGCAATTGCTGGAGTCCAAGTTGAATTTGTTTGAATTGCTATTGCTACAGTAACAGATGCCCAATTTGTACCATCTGATTGAAGAAGATTTCCAGATGTTCCTGCCGTATCTGGATAAGTTGCTGTTGTAGGAGTCCAGTTAGTTCCATCTGCCCGTAAAATCTTTCCTGTTCCTGTCGCCACATCAGGATATGTTGCGGTAGAAGCCGACCAATTAGTGCCATCTGCACGAAGAATCTTTCCAGCTCCTGTAGCAGTTGATGGATAAGTTGCCGTGCTATATGCAGGATTTGCAGCATTACCACCAGATTGTAATACCTGTCCCGAACTTCCCGGTCCAACCGAAACAACACTACTCGCGCCATTACCAATAATTACATCAAACTTTGTCGTTGTTCCTGAGATGCCAGATGCTGGTAAATCTTGCCAGGTAGGATCACTTAAGGAATTAGCTGTTAAAACTTGACCTGCATTTCCTACAGCCGTAGCTGAAAAAGCGCCCGTTCCTTGTGAAAGCACGACACCGTGTGCCGTTAAACCTGAATCTGTTCCAATAGGTTTAAATGCTGAGCTCGATGTTACACCGGTTGCGGTGAGAACTTTTCCTGCAGTTCCTGTTCCTACGTTTGCCATGAATACTCCTTAGAATGATTCATAAGATACACCATTAAATAAAAGTTCAAGTGATTCATAAGGATCAACGAAAGTTTGAGATGTTGAACCATCAATTGTTACTACTCCACCCGCTGTGGTTACGGTAACGGGCGACGCGGCTGCATTTCCTGTTCGATCTTTTACGATAAACTGCTGATATTGTGTGGGAGCATTCAATAATCTAATAGTTATTGGCCCGGTTGAAGAATCACAAGAAATGAAATAATCGGTTGATAAAACAGTATAAGGTGACATAGCATTTGTCACATTGACATAACTTGGTGAAACTTCATCTAATTTGATGACCATGTTATTGCTTCCATTAGGATTGGCAATAACCAAAACTCCAGGACCTCCATTGACATTAACAATATTTAATGCCGGCACTACAGTTCCGGAATCTGTAACAAAACTTGTTGGGACAACCGGAGGAAGATTGCCAGATGTAGTTCCTACGAAAAATTGACTCATATTATGCCTTTTGTGTCATTTTAGCGATACCCAGATATATAAATATTCAATCCAGCACTTGAGGCCGTTCCCTTGCCATATACCAATTGCCCTTGTCGACCGTTTAGAGTGCCCGTGCCAGACGTGCTTCCATCACTATGATTAGTCTGTAGGTCTATGATCATTGTCCCTTTAGAAGGCAAGTAATCGTGTTTTACGACACCATCAAAGCTAAACGTGACGCCAGTTGAGCCGTCATTGTAGACTTTGAGGATTTTAATGGGGGCTTGGAATCCTGTAGATCCAGTATCCGCTTGCTGCGTAGCTGTATTCATTGCTTGATAGGTTCCTGAAAGAGTAGAAGCGTCAAAAACAGCCATCTCAATACATTGAAAACAGGCCAATTCTGCATTTATAACCAACGTCATATTAATACCCTTTTTTCATGGGTTTTTCTTTCTTTTTTTCTTTGCTCATTTCTTTTTTTTCTTCATGATGAAGATTACTCGATAATTTCGACAACTTCGTTTTCTTCTTCTGGGACATTTTCTGCCTCTTGTTTTTCTTTTTCAGCTTCTTGTTGTATGCGAATTTGATCTTCTACAGCAGCTATTTGTTTTTGCATTTGAAAAATCATTTCTTTACATATTGGAATGGGGGTTTCATTTGGTAAAATCCACATACTTTCCCATTGATCAACTTTCACACTTAGGCTTGCTATTGTTCTAAACATTTTTTTCCTTTTTTTAGGCACGATTTCTTTTAATGAAATCGTGCCATTATCATCTATTTCTGTCTAGACGTTAATCAAGTACCCAGAAAACAAAAGTGATGTTTGCTGTTGTTGTAGTCAATCCAGCTCCGTTTGCTACTACAACGTTAAATGTTCCAGCTCCAGGAGTGTAACTCTGAATTACCGGAGCACTTCCTGTTGTTGCTCCATACATGCTAATCATGATGTGAGATCCAGCTGTTACAATTGTATTCGTAATGGTGAATGTCTGAACCGCACTTGCTGCAATAGATACACCACTAAATATAACATGTCCATGTCTTCCTGAGCATGTCTGTGGAGATCCGCCCGCTGTTACTACAACAGGAGTAACTTTAAGACCGCCGACATTTGATAGTAAGTCAGGAACTGTTATACCACTAGAAGTAAGATCAAGACACCTTCCTGTTCCTGAAGCTGTGTTAATTGTGATCCCAACAGCTGAACCAGAAGCTAATGTATGAGTTGTAGGACCATTGATCGCGATTGTTGTTGTAACTTGACCGATAGTGACGGCGTGCGCAGCAATTCCTGTTGCTATGTTGACTGCTCCAGCGCGTGTCGCACCAGATGCCAACATATTTATTGTCTGCGTACCCGCACTTCCTGCGCCACACATAACGTTAAGGGTTGTATTAGCTCCGGGAGTTACACCATTCAGAATATTTACAATGTTAGCGCCTGTGTTTGATGTAGCGCTAGCAATAGAAACGGTTTGTCCAGTAACGTTGGTTGCTTTTCCAATTATGATCAATCCTGTGCCGGTAGCGCCGCCTAATGTGATAGTTCCAGAGGTCATTGCATCGCCAACACTAAATGTTCCAGTGGTTGTTGTGTTATTAATCGCAACAACGTTTGCCCCAGTTCCGCCGATTGTTACATCTGTACGCGCTGATCCTGTACCAATAGCAACTGTTTGCGTTGTTCCTGTTGATGCGCCAGTTAAAATATTAACGGCATAAGTACCTGCTGATCCGACGCCCGTCATGATATTTAGTGTTTGGCTTGCTGCCGGTGTTGCTCCAGCAAGAATGCCAACGATATTAGTCCCAGCAATTGAAGCACCAGAATTAATAAGTACTGTCTGACCAGTTGCGTTTGTCGCTTGACCGATTGTAATAGTTCCAGTTCCTGCAGTTCCACCTAAAGTGATAGTTCCACTAGTAAGAGCATTTCCTATTGCAACAGATCCTGTTGTTTGGGTGTTACCAATAGTGATCACATTTGCCGCAGTTCCACCAATAGCAATTGTTTTTACACCTGTTGTACCTGTACCGATATTGATTGCACCCGCATTTGTCCCGGTAAATAGATTGAACGTCTGGGTTCCTCCAGAGGCATTTCCTGTGAAAATATTTACTGCATGTGTCCCTGCAGTTACTGCACCTGAGAGAATATTTACAGTTGAGTTAGCTCCTGTTGCACCATTATTAATGCTAGTAACATTAGCTCCTGCTGTACCGCCGCCAATTAATGTTGTTGAAGCGCCAGCGCCGCCTTGAATAATCACAGTTGATGCTGCAGATGACGACCCCAATGTAATAGCAGTAGCGCTATTATGTGCAGTACCGCCGATAAGGATAGTACCAGTAGTCATTCCAGCTCCAATTGAGACACTTCCCAACGTTTGAACGTTCGCCAGAGCAAGTGTAGTGGCTCCAGAACCATTAGCTATTAGCACGCTATTTGATCCCGAACTCGACCCCAAAGTGATTGTTCCTGTTTGTGCCGTTCCTCCAACAGTAATAGTCCCTCCAGTAAAAGCAGCACCAACATTAACAGCTCCAGATGTATTAGAATTTGAAATATTGACTGTTGAAGCCCCTGATCCGTCTGCGATTAGGACGCTTGAAGTTCCAGATGATTTTCCGAAAATCATATCTCCTGTTTGGGCTGTGCCACCAATCGTCCAAATTCCAGAAGTAATTGCCGCGCCTAAAGTAACGGCCGTGGTCGCTGCACCTGTAAATATTAGACCGCCGCTTCCTGCTTTTAGGGTTAATGTTGAAGTTGTTGTATTTGATCCTAGCGTGACAGTCATAGCAGAGGCGGCATTTCCAATACTTACTGTTCTAGCTCCTGACCCTGTACTTGCTATATTAATTGCGTCTGTGGTTGCGTCCGCTCCAATCGAAATAGCCGTCCCCCCCGTAGCCCATGTACCACCAGCAGTTCCTGTTGCTGTAGTGAAGCCTAATGTTGTAAATACAGCTGCCGCAGGAGTTGTTCCACCTGTTGCCGGAGGAGCTGCGAAAATTGCAGCTAGATTAGATGGTTGTACTACAAAAGCTGTGACGCCAGGCGTGTTAACTGTTCCCGCTACGGCTATAGCATCAGTAGAAAGTTTGGTTGTTCCGAAATTTGTTGTCTGTGCTAATGGGACAGCTCCAACAACAATGGTTTGAGCAAGTGCAAAAACATCTGCAGCTAATGTTGCATTATTTGTTCCTGTTCCGGCTAAAACTTCTGCCGTTGTCGCATATCTTGTTATGCCAGCGATTGTAGTAGTAGCTTGAGCGTTACCGCCCGTTTCCCAGATACCCGCTCCAACAGTTATATAAAGCACTGGAGGTGACACACTTCTATCTTCCCACTGTGTGCCTGCATTATAAAGATCATTAACGGTTGGCGCTCTCATTGCTGTGATAACAGGAGGGTTTACATAAGGATCGAGGCCCATATAGCCTAGAGGTGAACTTGACGAATTTGGAATTGACATGGAATGCTCCTAAGGTGATAGTCTAAATTTTATTTGCTAGCTTAAAGTTAATTTTTTTGCATATAAATATCAATGAATTTATCTAATTCTTTGATATTGAAATCCCCCATTTACAAGATACTGATTTACAGCTGCCCCTAAACTTGGATTTTTCATCGGCCACCATTCACCCCAACGATTTTTCCCTTTTGTCTTTGCTGCTGCATTGCCATGATAAATAATCTGTGCAATATTTTCTGGCACCCCGTCATATTGATAAACAGGCTCTCCATTCTCTCCGTGGAATCTTACCCAAAGCTTTTGACTTCTGGGATCATATTTCATTCCCGAAACATTAGAAGAAGCTAATTGAGCATTTGGTATTCCATCTTCACCTTGACCAGCCGGCGCGATTGGATTGGTTTTTTGAAAGTGTTGAATAAGTTGATTAAGGGCATTAGGATTGGATGCAAGCTGGTCGAATCCTTTTCCAGGAAAAGTTCTTAGGTAATTGACAAAGGCATTAACATCTCCACCAGATAATATCCAAATAAGGTCTGCGCCCTGAGGATAAGAGGGCGGCTGCATTGCTTGAGCAGGTCCTTCCTGCTCTTCTGCCTGAACTAATTTATGCATCAAATTATTCAATGTTTCAGCTAATTGCCCTTGAAATTCATCGGTAAGCCCTTCCCCTGAGGCAATTGTTTGTTGAATTACCTGGACTAATTGAGAAAGCATTTGACGAATTTCTTCAGGTCTCATCCTAACCGCTGATTAATCTGTTGAAGAATCTGCATAAGAGCTGCTTGTCCCCCACCCTGTGGCTGCCCTTGATTAGCTCCTTGAATCTTTTGTCGTTCTAATTTTTCTGCTTCTGAACGTTCTTGTAAGATTTGTTTGTTTTGTTGTTTTTGTTGTTTTTGCATTTCATGTCTAATAAAACGATCTTCTCCTCCCAATTCTTTACGCAACTTTGCTCTTGCAGGAGAATCTTTAGAAGCTGCTGCGCGAAATTCTTCAAGTTTTTTTGCAACAGGAGAGTTCTGTGCTTCGTTTCTAAGATATTCAATTGCACCGGATGCGGGAAGCCCTTTTTTTATACCCTCTTCAATGAACTTGCCAAACTTGCCATTGATTTTAGAAATCCCTTTAACCGCTATTTCTTCTGGAAGTGCTTTGTTTAAGAAGGGAAGTAGTCGTTTAATCATATTCTTTCCAACACCCAAGCTACCCAGGCCTAAGCCTCCTGCCGCTATACTAACCCCTGTTGATAAGGCTTTTTTAGCTAAACGTTCGGGCCTTTCTGATTCTTCAATTTCTCTTTCCGCAGATTCTCTTTCAACTCTCATTTTATAATCCCCAGTCTAGCCACATATCTGGCCATGTTGGTTTAATTTCAGCTACCGAAGTGAATTCTTTTATTTGTCTCTCAGCCAAATTGGGTAAATACCCTTTATCATATAAATTTTTCATTTCACTCATAAAAGCATTCGGATCTAATCCTTTGGCGTAAAGTTTATTGGCTATTCCTAATAAACTATCTTCATCTGTCAAAAGCTTACTGATTTTGTATGCTTGATTCCTGCTCAGATCTTCAACACCTCTAGTAAAATTATCTTCCTGTAATCCTGGCTTTCGATTTACCTTCTTAATTGAACTAAAATATTTTGAAACCGGATCAGATAAAGGATAGGCATACTCACTGGCTTTTGCCATGCTTAAACCTCCTGCTTTAATCAAGTCATGTTTCATAATTTCTAGAGCATCAAAATCTGCATATTTTTTCTGATTGTTTTTCAAAAAAGTATCTAATTGTTTTCTGTCTGCAAAAGATTTCGTCAGCTCTTTTTCTGTATTCAATCTTACATCAGAGAAGTCCTTATATTTTTTTGTGGCATCCTGCTCAGCTTGTAATCTTGTTTTATCTCCATTCGCAACGTCTTGCGCAGCTTCATCTTTCCACTGTAGTAATTTTTGCCCCGTTCCTTCTTTCCAAAGTTCCGAAAGATTTTGCGCTTCTAATACTTCTTTTGTGCGTTTATCGATATTATTTCTTAAATTTTGATCCTCTTGTATTCTTGAATTATATGCCTTTACTTCAGAATCATGTCTAGCTTCTCTTTGTGCCTCATCTCTTCTTACTTTAGCCTCTGCTGCGTCTTTGTTGGGATAAAGACTGGGCGCCTTCGCTTGTAAGATCGCAGCTTCTTGGTCTATTTGTTCTGGAGTTTTAGGAACATAAGGATTTAACGCGGCATGTTCCTGGCTTTTTGTCACAAGTCCGTTGTTGGCTCTAATTGATGGCTGTTGATTTTGTCCAACTTGTGGTTGATTCTGTCCTTGAGGAGCCTGCTGCCTTTGTTGCTGCGGTGGTTGCTGTTGCTGTTGTGGCTGAAATCCTTCCCGTTGTTGTTGACCAGATATTCCACCTTGATTAGCAATGTTTTGAGCTTCTCGGTTAGCTTGTTGTTGTTGTATAAATGGTAAAAGAGTGGAAATTTGCTGATCCGTGGCTCCATTGGCATATAATGTTGACAATTGTTGCAAGGGGCTTCCATTGCCTTTCTGCAATTGATTTAAGGAGCTGGAGAGCCTTCCTCTCTGCATTCCTTGAGGGAATGATTCACTAAATGCATCAGCTATAGACTTACCGAACTGAGAACCTGCATAAGATGCACTACTTTTATCTTCAGGTAGAATAAACATTAATATCCTCCGTTTTTATTCCCATAGGGGCTAGAAGATCCTTTAGTAGATTGATTAAGCCAGCCAGAAGCCATATTACCGACGCCTTGTCCAAATTTTTGACCAAAACCACCACCAAAAGCACCACCAACCCCACTAGCCACAGAAGATAAAAAGCCCTGTGTTCCTGGTTGGTAAGTGTTTTCTCCATACTGTTGCAACCCTTGCTGCCCAAGATTCATTAGCCCTTGTGCCCCCTGCTGCTTCAGTTGAGCCCTGATACTAGCTAAACGCTCTTGAAGATCTGTACCAGCAGCCACTCCAGCATTTCTAAAACCACTTGAAGAGAGACCGCCAGATCCCATTCCAGCAAACTGCTCTGCAAGTCCAGGAATAATTTCTTCGTTGAAGTTTCTCATTTCTGGTGCAAACATTGCTTGAGCTGTCTGGCTGTCTGGACTCATTAGATCGCGATAGTAATCGGCAGCAGACCCATAGGCTCCGCCAGCGCCTTCGCCCTGGATAGCGGCGTATAGCTGCTGTAAAAGTGGCTGTTGCTCTTTGCTCAAATTAGATTGATATTTTGTTTTCGGTTTTTTACCGAAGAAAAAATCTTTAATTCCCATGATTGTCTCCTATAGTTCTTGCATGTATTCGATAGTACAAAAAGCTCGCGCGTAGCCAGCCGTTACATTTATTGTAACGTTTGTCGCATCCATACCTTGTATATTATTTCCTGCAATTCCATTTGGTATAGGTATAGCAGGAGATCCGCTCGCGTCTGTCCCAGTAGCATACATATGCAATAGAGTGAATCTAGCGTTAACTGAAATTCCATGCGCTCTGACATTAGCACCAGGAATTAACGGGCTGAAATCTATCACTTTCCTTAGTACACTTCTAAACTGCTGTTCTGTCTTGTCACCCGCTATCTTCACCCCAGGAATCATCTGTTGTCCGGTCAAAAGCTCCTCATCAAGTAGCCAGCCAATTTCTCTTGTATTGATCGCATTTGCATGTTCTTTCAACACTTCTACAAGAAATAATCTCAATTCTTCTAACGTTTCCGGCGCTGCATCGTATACCGGCACATAACTTTCAAACTGTTGACTGCTGTTATATGTCATCTATGATCCTATAGCCATCCAATAACAATTTACAATTCCACCAGATGTTCCCGAAGTATTAAAAATAGAAAATCCCCCTGTAGCTTCAGATCCCTGCACAACAAATACGCTCGACGAATTTGTTGTTCCTCTTGTACCAGCTAATGTTATTGAATATGGTACATTTGTATATGTTACACTAAAATTAACAGGGAATGCTCCGCCTGCATTTACGCTGATTTTCCCATATTGCATTATCAAACCACCAGGAAGAAATGTCCACCCTGGATTGGTTCCAAACGTACCAAATTTCCCTGTCACTGTTCTGGTTAATTGATATTCTAACGCGGATCCATCAGGCGTATAAAAGACATCACTTTCCATTGATGCGCCTTCTGAAGTAGCTTGTTTTGTATATACACTTCCTTCTCCAGCAATCGTCGGTGGAATAGTCTGGTTTACCATATCTACAAACTTATGTTTTCCATTGTTTACCGTAGCATCATTAAAAGGAAAATGATTAGTTCCAAAACTATTATTTGCTGTTGCAAAATTCGTTTGAATGTCTGTAACCGACTGATCGAGGAAGTCCTGGGGAGATGGCTTAAGTGGTTGGTAGCTAATGGTTTATATTCAGTCACTTAGGTGACTGCCTCCTTGTAAAGTTTATCATCTTTCCATGTTCTTTTATGTTTGATAAAGTGAATTACATGTCTTCCCACCCCAAACAACCTACCTATATGTGCTTGCGGTAAGTTTTCACTTAACATTTTTTTTATTTGATTCACTTGGTCATTCGTTAGAATGGCAGATGGATTTCTTTCTCCCGAAACACTTCCCGCTTCAGTACGATCTTGCATATTATCTTTATGCGTTCCTAATCTTAAATGCTCAGGATTTATACATGCTGGCTTATTGCATGAATGTAAAATAAGCATTCCCTCAGGTATTTCACCATTGAAAATTTTATATGATTCTCTATGCGCTGTAGAGTGTTTGGTATTAATTTTCAATTTTCCATATCCTGATGAATTGAGTTGTTTTTTCCAGATCCAACATTCCCCATCTTTCTCTATTCTATTTAATAGATAACATTTTATTGAGCACTCTTTCAACTTTAACTTGTAAAACTTTTCTTTGCAAAAAAGACATTCGTGAATTTGTTTTTTTTCATGCCTTTCTCTTAAATATTTTCTTCTACACCCCTCGCATTTTTTCCCATGCTTATATTTTTCTACTTCTTTATTACATTCTGTACAAATTTTCATGATAACTCCTGGTTTATAAGAAGTATATCATATTGTTATATCGATATCAACTCATAAGGTGACTCCAAGCCTACCCCCGACCCGAGACCATATAACTTGAGCGTCAATCTGTAAGTCTGATTCTTGCTCTGGCCCGATCATTTGTGCGTTAGAGAGTGTATATTCTAATGTAATAAAATTTGAATTCGTGGGACAGAAAACTCTTCGCCATTGTTTTTGTCCACCATTTACACTTAAAGGTAATGTTGTAGTTTCAATGGTTTGATTGAAAAATGTGTCATTATCAGAATTTTCTGGGAATTGATTGCTTGCCTGACCAGAGATAGGATCATCATAATCATTATAAACATTTAATGTTAATGCCCCCTCTGCAGTCGTATTAGTCAAGATGTCAATGTAACCAAGTTGATATTGTTTGCCTTCGTCCATATGATTGAATCGCTTGGAAACAATATTAAAGTTATCTCTAACTTGAATCTCAGCTTCGCCTGTATAAGTTGCCGGCAAATCCAATTGAGGTATATCGAATTGACCATTAATTGTGTTATATTTCCAAAGAGAAAATGAGTCTGGTGTAAGCACGCGAATGCTGAAAATCTTATTGTTTAAATTCGTAAAGAAGGAAGAATTTGCTGGAAGATTCACTATTTTGATTATAGCGCCAGATTGCATATTATGACTAGGGCTCGTAATTACAGTGTTAGTAGTCGTGTTACCCGTTATAGCTGAGACAAATAGAGATTCGGCATTAGTAGTAACTTGATTAAGATAGAGGATATATCCCTGCTGGTTACCACCCATAATGTTAGGGAAGTCGGCCTGTTGAGTAATCCAATTGAAGTTGGCCTCTTGCCACATTGTTTTTCCTTCTTTTCCTTCAACAAAATCAGACCATCTTAGTCCATTTTGATTCTGATAAGTTCCAAGCGCAGTAAGTGAATCTGTGAATATTCCCCAAGAATCACCTTCATAATTATAACATAAACGACGATCAGGATAGGTGCCGCGATTTTCTACGGCAGGATAAATCCAATAAGCCAGTTTATTTTGGAAATCACGTATTCCATGAACTCGTTTTGCTCCGTTATTCTGATTCTGAATAAGAGATTGAACGAGATCGGGAATCTTGACATCAATACGCTTGCTTTGATAGCTATCACATTCGACGATCCCCTTGTCTCCGATCCCCACCAATGACGTATCAAATTGAACTCCTGAAAATGTAGATTCAACTCCCAATTCCGAGTTTACTTTTTCTATCTGAAAAGGAGCAATAGATCTTCCGGTATATCTTAATTGCCATGTGGATCGTTCGCAATAAATGACTAGGTTATCTCTTACGAAACCAACGGTAATAATATCTTCTGAAGTAGGAATATCAAGAAATCCCCCTTTTCCTCTAATGTCATCTTTCCAAGCATCAGCACTTATTACTGTAACAATAGCGCTGACATCTGAAAATGGATTCCCAATAGCTGCCCATCTTATGCGATTGGGAAATTGAACGTTATTTTCAACAGTATTAAAAACTACCATTCTTCCCCTAAAAGGAAGCATACATCTGCAAGTGTTGAGCTTATCTCCTGCTACATTGATTGTAGGAGAAAAATTTATCCAGTTTGTTCCAAATTGACCATTTGTGTATCTGATAGGATCCGAAGTGTCATTGGTTTCCCAAAAAACTTTAAAGTTTCCATCGGAGACCCAATAATTTGTTGTCCAAAAGAAATCAGAATTAGATCCCGTCCATGTTGTTCCTGGTAAAAACTCTTCGAATCCTGAGTTATATTCATAGGCATATTTTGTATCAAAGAAAACTGTCTGCTCAATGTTAAGCGCTTCATCTTCTCTTGTTCTAATTCCCATCACAGGAAGCCCTGGAAAATAATTAAAGCTTACCATTGTCGGTAATCCAGCAGTTGCACCGATGATTACTATATTCCCTGTAAGATAATTGATGGTTCCTGTTATTCCACTTGGAGGGTCTGTGGCTAGTGTTCCATCGCCCTGATCAATAAGTTTATCTGTCCATCCTGTTACAACAGACCATGTACCACCTGCTAGATATGTTCCCCATATTGCAGAACTGACGTTCAACTGGAAATGATCTACATCAACTACAGTGATTGTATATGATCCTTCATTGATCTCATTATCCCCACTACCATCAACTATTGTAACTCCTGAAATTGTAACTACATCTCCTGTAGATCTTCCGTGCGCAATAGCGGTAACATCGCAATTTGCTTCTATGGTATATCCAGTAATAGCACCTGTAGTAAATGTTGGATTAACCCATACAAATACACTCCCTGGTTCAATCTGCGCATTAGGCTCTTTTGTGAAAGGGGTGACTATATCAGTATAAAGATTGAAAGAAAAAGGATCGGCACTTACTGGAGTAAGCAACACATCAATAAACATACGTCGAAGCCTGCCAAGCTTAAGCCATCCTTGCTTTCGCTTGATTCTTTCACGCCAGACATATGCATTAATGAGCGTGGGATAAGCATCATCAGGCAAGAGGAATTCTTCTCTATTCTGGACTAGTCCAGTTGAGTTACCGGCTACCTTTAGAGGCTGATAACCGCTACCCACCGAACCACCCCTGACTTCCGTTGTTCCATCCTTGCGTTTGCTGAGTAGAGCTGAATATAGTGCTATTGCGCTGCCCTATTTCCTCTACGCCATTGCGCTCTAAAACAAGAGCTTCTTGTTCTTTAAACATCCTGCCTACATTATCAACGCCATCAGTGTCTTGACGGTCATTAAGAATATCCATAGCAGCGCCCATAGCAATATACTTAGCCCATTGATTGAGGATGGGATTATCTGTCGTTGCCATGAATTGAACCGGAGACAAATAGGTTTCTACTTCAACCTTATGGATCAATTTAGGAACAGGTCTTACAATAAAGTAATTATTCCAGAAGAGTAGTGAATACGGCCTGCCTGTTTGATATTGAGACACCCATAGAGTCATTTGCTGGCCCGAAGTGGGAGCAACGGGGAAGTTAATGCTAAATGCCCCTGTGACATAATCAACCGTTCCTATAGCGTTCGTAAATGGAGTGGTTTGCGTCGAAACATTATTCAATCCAGGATTTAATGTGTTTTGATTGTGCATTCCGGGAATAGGTTGACCAACCAATGAAGGAACGGGCGCATTTGCTATTGTATAGAGATCTGTGTACGGAGGAATCGTTACTATAGGTTTAGGCACTTGAAGTTGAAGATTTCCATTTCCATCATCAGCCACAGAAATTGCGTTTCCATTAATATCTACCCCACCCAATACCACTTCACCTCGAAGGAATGGGGTACCACCAATAGTAAAATTGAAGGCTGTAGTAACGCCATCGCCTGTTATGGGCTGAAACTTAGTTGGCCATCGTGGCCACATAGCATAAAATGCATCTCTATCTTTGAATAAAGAACCTCTTATTCCTTCGAAATAAACAGGCTCACGCACACCCTGATTATAGTTAACATCCAGAGGGTATTTATCAATGTTTGGTTCTGTATAGAATGTGTATACACTTCTTGTTACATCAAGCTTGATAGCATAAGGGAAATCAAAATTGTAAAAATTATTGATTGCCTGATCGATTTGTGAGGTGGGCAAAGAAGCTTCACTCGCAGACGCTGTTAACCGTCTAACTTTTCGCCTTATATATGCTACTGTTGAGTCTGCGGGTGAAACCATCTTTAAACCTATAATTTAGAATGAGATAGGAACAAATTCGTGCAATTTTTCGTTCTGGCCATCTTTAATAGTAGGCACACCATTAGCATCTAAAAGATCAGATCTTCGCGCCAATCCAGGGCTTTTATTAACATCATCTACCAGACCCTTGGGGACGTCATATTCATGATTCGGGATAAAATGCCATGTATCAATGGAATCACCAGCATATTTACAATATGGTTTAGTAAGTCGCTCACCGAGACCTCTATGGTTGATATATCTCGCTTTCACGATCTTGGCATCTTCTTCTTTTTGTTTCAAATATTGTTCTTTATGTTTTGGATCAATGGACTTGCCTCCATGATCTTTCACACTATTTGCTACGCTGTTAATAAGACCGTGTCTTTCACCGTTTTTTGTTATCATCGCTTTCATCTCTCAATTTCCTTGATTATTCAATGATTGGAAAGGCACTTTCGTACAATCATTTGTAATTGTTAAATTCCTAGATCCAGCAGGCGCCATTGTAGCTGGCATTTCCTGTCCTGTGCCTGGCACCGAGAATACATCAAAATAACTTGAATTGATATCTAAACTGAAAACATTCGAATTTATCGCTATGATTTGTCCTATAAGGCCATTTGCTTGCTGCATTCCATAAGATGCAGGAATATTAAGACGGACACATTGTCCGACGATGTATGTATTTTCTACCGTGTCTGTAAATGTCACCTGCATTGGAGAGTTATTCGTGATAGCAGTGATGACAAGAAACCCAGGTATTACTTTAGTGGGTGGTAGATATATATTAGCGCTCATAAATTTCCTATAAAGAGCGCCCCTTTTTACAGGGCGCCCTATTGAGATGACAGTGGATATTAGGTTTCAAACTTATATGCAATCCAATTAATTACATCCGAAGCTGCTCCAGCAGGAGATTGTGCGCCCCCGGACAAGAAAATATATGGAGTAAACTGCCCAGTGTGGAAAGGAGTCTTTTGGAACTCATATCCAGTTTGAACTAGAGTGTTTGGGTTGAAAGTTGTTGCAGATCCAGCAGGCGCTAATGTTGCAAACAATGCGGCTGTAGGGCTACTTGTTGTTAAAGGGAAAGTGAAAGTTGTGAATGCAGAGGAGTCAATATCAACTGTTACGTTATATGCTCCAATAGGATCAGATGCTGACACTGCATTTACTGCTACAATAGTTCCTGTAAGTTGATTCATTTGCGTCATTCCAAATGAAGAAGGAACGCTAAAGTGAATTTTATTTCCAACAACATAGAATGGAGCTGGATCAACAGATGTTGAAACAACCGCTTGAGATGCTTTAGAAATGTTAGTGATATACAAGAATTCAGGATCGACCGCTGCATGAGTAGATACTCTTCTTGTAAATCCGGCTGTTGCAGCTGCAAGTCCGTTTGCCGCCGTGTTAGCAAGACCTAATAGAGTATATCCAGAACCAGAAACGCTAGAAATTTGAAATACCATTCCGCCAATTGTTAGATCACCGGTAGTACTATAAATTCTAATGAAATCACCATTTGAATATGTATTCGTTTGAGAAACAACTGCTGGATCTGCTGCTGTAATACCAGTGATCGCATTAGCTGCTTGAGGTTCTACAACAGGTGAAGTAGTCACATATGTGAATCCATTAGAAGCTGTAGAAGTAGCGAAAGTATCCAAGTTTAATACGCTTGTATTCGCCGATTTTTTCCAGCGCAGGCCATCATTAGCAGCCGTTTGACCAGCTCCAAATTTAGGACCATACCATTCTGATCTTACTACTACTGGAGTAGCTGGAGCGAGTGGAAGCTGAGTGATATTTGTAGCGACAAAATAATCTGCTGAAGAGGGAAGATTAATTTTAACCCCTGCTCCAGTAGAAGTAAATGAATCGCCTGTAATGATTGTAAAAGGCATGATTTACTCCTATAGTCTTTGTGTTACGTTAAGGCCTGAGATCCAGTTTTGGTTTGTGATCGCACGTGCGATGGCAAACTTAGCATATAACTGGCTGTTTTGTGCAACAGAAGATACAACATATGGAGGGCGATAACCCAAGATAGCGGTATAATTATTTTGCTCAATTTTTGCGGCAGCTTCTAGACCATACATCGGTATAGTATAAACAGTCGCACCGCGTAATGAAGCCCCTGGAATTTTGTTCGCTTTGCTAGAAACAAAGAATCTGAATCTAGAAATAGAGCAATATTCTTCTGGGCGTAAACCTTCTTGTGTTGGATATGCTGATTTTAGCAATACACCCTGTACGTTTTGAAGGTCGGGAGTAATATCAGTAGAAGCAAGAGCAATGAAAGCATCACGAACTCCAGCTGTACCGAAATTCCGTCCAGCATCTACGCTTTCAAGCATTGTTCTAGCATCATTACCCAATAAAATTCTTTCTATATTGTTTACATCGTTGCGAGTGATTTCCGAAGGCTGGTCCCCGTTAACACCTCCTGTAGCGTTGATGTAACTCACTGAGCTAGCGTATAGATCTCTCATTAGAAGATCTTCTTTTTCACGAAGCCACTGCCCGCAAAGAGCCGTAAATTTCGTTAAGACCTTATCGTTCTCATAGAGAGTGACCTGCTCATTGATAACAACTGTTTTAGCGTAGATTTCCATTGTTGCATCTACATCAGTACGAACGACAACTTCTGGAGCTGGATCAATACCAGAACCATCAAGTTGACCGCCGTCTGTACTTAATCTTTCGTATCTTGACATACGAGTAGTTTTACCAATGTTTGACTCTGCATAGTGAAGGTCTGCGCCGAAACTATGAATAAGGTTAAACATTGGCGTGGACAATAGGTCTTCCGAGAACTGTAATGGAAGTTCCGGAGCCATATTGTTAATATTGGTTATTCCCTGTGCCATATTGGTTACCTGTAGGTGGTTAAATTATGTTTCGTTTTGGCGAAAAACAATTACAGCCACGGTGGCGAACCGGATACGGCCAGGGCTAGCGAAGCCTGAAGTCAGCTAAGATCAGATTATGACATTAAATATTTTATTGCAACGTTGATTTTTCCTCTTCACGCCATTTGACTACATCAAACATAGGCTCACCAGTTTCAGAGTTTGCCCAATGGTGAGGTTTGTGCCCATAAAATATAAGCCAATTATTTTTATCGCTATAAAAATGAGCTTTTGTTATATCCCCATTAGCGGTTTGCACAGTAACTCTTCCGGCAGCGAATCTTTTTGGAAGTCGATCTTTAACATCTACCCAGCTCATTAAACCATTTTCCTCGCTTTAACCATGCGCTCCCAATTTGCTGCTTTTTTTGCATCATCTAAGTAGTTCGGCGCACTATCTCCAGTCTGTGTAATACCCGGAATAGACATCGACTGAGGTTTGTTTAGGTTCTGATCGATGCGCTTTTCATCTTTCTTAGAGTTTGGGTTAGGTACTAGTTTTTTAATAGCTGTGTAGACGGAAGCCCATTTATCGAAGGAGTCTGGCATATATTGAAATGCTTTGGCTATTTCTGGATGATGGAATTCCATATAATCGAGGTTCTCTTGATTGCAAACGCTTCCAAAATCATTAAAAGTTTGATTTAGTTTCTGAGGAAGATCTTTCATTTCTTGTTTCATTCGCTCTTCTTTTTGTCTAGCATCGCGCGCCTGGAGGATATTCTCGAGCTTTCTTTCTAGAAGTTTGTCTTCATTTTCTTCTTCATATTGGTTTTCATAATGTGTTTGCATTGAACTTGGCTTATTAAGCACTGAGTCAAGGGCCGCCTTGAGAGCTTCGGCTTCGGTGGCGGCTTTAGCTGCTCTTTCTTCAGCCTCTTTTCTTCTTGCTTCAGATTCCGCGCGATCTTGTCTGAATTTGCGCCAATTTATCTGCTCTGCGGTTTCCTCTTGTGGCACGGCTTCTGTTTTTTCTGGCTCAACTTGTGTTTTTTCTGCTACATTTGTATTTTCAATAACTTTTTCTTCTGACATAGGTTCCTCATGAATGATGATATTAAAGACTCTGAAACTGTTAAATTTGATGATACAACACTCCAAGAGGAAGTGCAAAAGTATTTTACTTCTAAACGCTTTAACGAAGATTTATTTCATTATCGTGATTTAATGAGCGTGATTCAAACTGACGTGCCATTGAGTGCTATATGTCTGCCAAAAAAGTTAGAAAACATGCTAATTAAACAAGGGTTCAATCGCATCAGTGATTTTAGGGGGATTAATCTTGCTGAAATCGAAGGCCTCGGTAATACCTGGAGGCATCTCCTTTGCGCCCGCCTGGATGAGTTCTTCACGGTGGGTATTTAGATATTCTATTTCTGAAAGCATATTTATTTCATGCTGCTTTCGTATGAATTCCCAAAACTTGCCATCATAGAAAGCTTCAGCCCATTCTTTCATAGTCTGATATTGTTTAGGAACATTTACGGTTTGATATAAACGCTCCATAGTCCAGGCTTGAGGGTTACCGGAGAAAGCGGCAGGCAGTATCCATAACCGTTTAGTGAAAGCAGCCAAGGTCTTATTATAAAGGAATACTGCCTGCTCCGGGCGAGGAGAGGGAAGGTAAAGCATTGCGAAAAACTTTCTTCGCATGATCCCTTTGATTAAGGGGTCAGAAGTGATAACAAATCCAACACAAAATTCATCTTCATCGAAGATTTTACTGTGATGTATTGCGCATTCATATAGATTCTTTTCGATAGAGCCATCATCGGCAAGATGTTGTCCTATTTCACGAGCATTATATTTAGTCTGGTCGGAGGCTGCCTCGAGTGTAAGCGCCCCCGCCGTCTTTCTTTTTTTCATCAATGATCTGTCGAATTAACTTTATTATGCATTGTTGGACGATCTTTAGCACATTTAGGATCAAAAGCATGTAAAGGATCGGGCTTCTGGTCCCCTTTTGACACGCTATATCTTATTTCCCAATGTTTTTTAGGCGTTGAAGATCCCTTTCCTGGAACTGAAGCGTCAGGTCCATGATTATCATGATGCTTTTGATAGCTTGGGCTTTTAGACATATTAGTACTTCATTCTATGGGTTTCAACATATTTGACTAATTCATTGTTAGCTTTTGTAAGCTCTTCAGGATTGTCCATTGAATCTTTGCCAGCATATTTAGCTTTGCAAACTTCTAGAACATTATGATCCACTTCCCAATGTTCTTTAGGCATGTGAACGGATTTCATTCCTTTTTCTTTTTTCATTTTCAAACTCCTGTTTGACTTGGTTGATTTTCTAAACGACTAGCTTCTTTTCGCTGTTGTGCGAAGTCAAAAGCTTTTTTAATTTGATTGAATTGCACATCTTCCATTTCCATCGCAAGTTTAACGAGATTGTAGTCAGATTCGATTTCTTTATGTTCTGATGTTGCATGGATTTCTTCTACCCTGGCCATTTTCTCTTGTGCCGAAGCCATTAATTCTTGTTCTCGTGCTAGATCTGCTCTAGACTTGGCATATTCTACCATCATTTTAGATTGATCTTTCTGCGCTTCGGATTGAGCTTGTGCTTGCTGTTGCTGCATTTGTTGTTGTTGTTCTTCTTCCATATTAGCAATGACTTGCTTTTTGTTGGTAATGAATGCAGCGCCGAGAATATCTTTGTTTGAGATAGGAAGTCCGATCTCTTTGAAGTAAAGAAGCTGTTGAAGCTCTGTTTGTCTCTGTGTTGCTGAGTAATTACCTTCTTCAACTTGAACAGAATACTTCAAGGATTTCGACGAGAAGAAACCGGGAGACGGTTCCCGGCCAAGAATCTGTGCAACTTTTCCTTTGCTAAAGTTTTTACGGATAGCTTCTAATCTTATTTTGCCGTAGATTCTTTGTGTATAGTCTGATTTATCAAAAATAGTTTGAAGTGTTGTAAGGCCCGCTCCTTGGCGAAGCATGGAGAGGATGCCCGCTTTATCATCTGTTGCAGAACCTAGCAATTCTTCGTTGACTCCACTAATCTTCATGATATCTTCTGACAAGATACGAGATAACTCCAACATAGACATTGGGATATCAGGCGCTGTTATCCGTTGAATTTCATTGGGAAGGCGTCCTGCTTTAAGTGGCACAAGGAACCCTTGTCCTGACTGTCTGAAAGCTTTAGGATCAACAACAGCATCAATTGGATAGATCCAGCCTGAATTGATCTGAGACTGAAGTATATCCATCTCAATCACTTTGCGCATGTTATAGCAGTATTGCACATCACGTAATGCTCTGACTACACCCTGAATTCTCCATTGATAGGATTGAATATCAGGTTCATGGTAGCAAAGGTGCGGTGCGAATGGATACATGTCGATATTAAGAAGGTTAGGGCCGTGATAGACAACCTTATTTCCAATCAATATACCAAGTTTTACAGTTGGTATCTCCATGTCCTTAACTTTAAGCCAAGGCTGCATACGTAACACTTGCTCTAATTCGTCCTCTATTTCTTCCTCTTGATCTTCTTCCCATTCCATGCTTTCGCCTGTCTTTGGATCGATGATCATTTTAGCTGTACGTGTTGTTCTATAGTAAAATTCATCAAAGGCAAATAGTCTATTTGTATCGAGATTGATTAACTCTGCCTGAAGAGGAAATCTACCATCTTTTGCTCCCGATGGAGAGAGTTTATCAATGAATTCACTTTTGCCCGGTAGTAAAGCTTTGGCCGCGTTTTTATTCACCCAACGACGGCGCCAAATGAATCCACAATCTGTAAGATCCATCTTGCGGAAATAGGGATCAATTAGAATGTTATTATAGCTTACTTGATCAGTGAAAAGATCGCCGGATACAGGATCGAGTGTATAATCCGGGTACATATGTAACATGTTAAGTCCAACATCAACACCACCGGCAAAAGACTGACTAAAATACTCTTGGAAACCATCACGATTTTCACACCACTTCAAAACTGAATTATAATCATCACAGAGTGCATCCTCTTGATGCAGTGGCATTGTGATAGTCGACTTGCGATTACGCCTCTGGAAGCCTTCTATCATGTTTGTTTGACGTCGGATGAGATTAAAGAAGAATCTCCGTGATTGGAAATATTGGTTATCTCCGTAAATCATAGACCAAAGAGATTGGTCTCCAGCTTTAAACCTTTTATCTATACTTCCTTGCTGCCAAAAAGCGGCATTAGCAGGATATGATGACGTATAATAATGAGCCATCATCTGCTTAAGATTCTTAGAGTCAACATCCGTATCTTCTACGTAGAACCCACTACCTTCGCTGTCGTATGAACCCATGCTATACCTAAAGATTTTACTTTTCTTATAGCATAAAGTTTTATTTTACGACAAAGAAATATCTTTGGTCACGGTGTACCCATATGACTCAATAAATTCTTTCGCCCAAGCAATCTTATCCTCTACTCTTTGGCCAGCAGGTTGTCCTTTGTGCCACAATTCAAGATTTTCAATCCGATTGTCATTTCTAATTCCATTTTTATGGTGAACAGATTCATCTTTTCGTATAGATCTTCCAAGATGCTGGCTCATTACATATGTATGTTCTGCGATTCTTCCTGTTTTACTTGTACAGTTCGGATGGCCTAATTTAGTCATTTGGAAATATCCATTTTTATCAAGATGACCATCCCCATTTTTCCTTTTCATCAAAGGGGCTTCGGGATCTTGACCCCTGCATTTTCTTCTAGATTTAAATTTAGCTATCCGTTTTTTTTCCTTGTAAATAGGATCTCTACCCTCTAACATCTTAATATAACATGTTTTACACAATCTGTGAGTTTTATTAGCTATATAAACATTTGTTCTTTTACAAGAAGAACAATTTATTCCTAAAGTTTTTTCGAATCTTTTTTTTTCCGCACATGTATGACAAAAATATCCGGGATAATTAAATTCTTTGAAACAATGTTTGCATGATTTCACATAAACCTCACTGTATACAAGTATACACATTATACATACACTCCAAGTTGAAGTCTAGAAATATCCTCCGTAACCTTGGTGAATTCCCAACATTTCCTCACCTCCATATACTTTTCTGCGAAGTTGTTCAATTGAAAGATTTTCATCGGGGTGTGAAAATTCTCCTCTCGGAAAAGCGCTATGGACACAATAGCGAAGTGCATCAACGATATGATCCTGAACCTTAAGGGGTTTGTCTTCCCCTCGATCAGCGGCTTTTGGATCCCATGCATAGCTTTGTATGTGATCGATCAAAGTTCGACATCCTTTTTGGATGACGATATTTTTGTTAGATATGAAGCGTCCGACAGTTTTAATCCCTGGCAATACATCATTCTTTGCATCAATAACCGGTAGGTCAATTTGTTGCATAGCCACTTTGAGCGACGCCGCCGCTGGATCGACATAAATTGCTCTAACATTACGGTGTCCCACAAACTCTTTGATGTCTTGGGCCAATTCATCATCTGCTTTTGATCTGCCCTTAACTGCCGAATCATAGTAATATTCTTCTTCAACAGTAAGTTGCGGCCATTGGTTTGGCCTAACGCCGACCAGAACGGCTGCTGTTGCATTTGTCGTACCATAATCTACACCAACTATGTAATAAAGAGGGTTACAAAAAGGGTGCTCATATTCATTGTTAAAGTCGTAAGTGTCGTAAACTAAACCATGGGCCGCCGCCCATTGTCCTAGCACATACCTTTTATACCACATTCCTGTATAGCTTGCTTTTATTCGTTCTTTATACTCTTTGTCAAGAGAAGGATTGTCATCTAATGTGAAATTCCAATATTTCAATTTAAGAACCTCAGCTCTATCTATATATTCTTTTTTAAGCCAATGTGCTGGGCCTTCTGGATTGCAGGTCGCAAGTAATTGAGATTTGGGAACAGATAGTCGACTGATTAACATACGCCAGAATGGGGCAGGAATACACGTTGCTTCATCGATATATGCGAAAGCGAGCGTGCTCCCTTGGATTCTACGTACGGCCGACTCATCAGACGCACCGACGAAGTAAACATTGCGTCCATATAGTTTTGTCTCCGTTGTTTTTGATGGGGGAAGACCGAATCCTAAGAATCGGAATAATTCGGTTAAAATATTCCTCTGGATGCTATCTCGAGTTACTCCGATCAGCATGCAATCGCCAGGAGGTCCATTCTTAAGCAGATCTATAAGTTTGAAAATGCTGCTGAAAGTCTTGCCTGAGCGTACTGCGCCAATCCAAATACAAAAAGGGGCGTCAGCTTGTTGGAAGCTCATCAACTGTTTCTGACTGAGTTCCATTGTCTAAATTTTCCACTTGTATTATGTTTTCGGGTGCTTTTGCTTGGGTAATAAGGTTATCTAATTTGTCGTCATTTGGTGGTTTTTCTTTGATAGGCTCTGGCTCTCTTTGCCCTAACCGCACCTTCCCGAGCCATATTAGCATTTGCGCGTTACCCTTCGCTTGGCTATTAAGTGACTTCTGGTGCTGGCTAAGAAGCAAATGTGCCTCTCCTTTAGGAGCGTGAAGAGACGCATAATTGGTGTATGTCATGGCATATTTTTCGACCACCCGATCATAAAAAGTATGAGGATGTAGACCAAAATGAGAAGAGATTTGAACGCCATTACATCCTGCCTCAAGGAATTTGTCTACAAGGTCCCAGTCTATTGGCTTTTCAGGGCGCCCCATTTTCTTCAATTCTTCCGGATCAACACCAAGTCTTTCAAACTTTTTTCGTGCCTTTTTTCGCATGATTTACTTTTTCTTTTTCTTCATCATTTTATCGCATTTTTCAATCTTTGGATCGCGGATATCGCGATCGATCTTTACGAGTTTTTCATTTTTCTTTTCGGCGTGTTTAAGTTTTTTTTCAGCATCTTTTGATTTACCATGCTTAAGAGATTTCACTGCAGATTTCATTTCTTCAGTTACTTTATGCATTTTCTTGTCCATTATCTTTTTCCTTTTTTCTTCTTAACTTTCTGCCCGCAAGCGTCGCATTTTTCATCGTCGCATTTGTCTTCGTCTGCTGGGGATTCATCGGCCTCGTCGAAACATCCATCGATGTCATCCATCGTAAAACCCCACTCCAGCAGATCGGGGATATCGAACTCATTAGCTAGAATGTCGTAATCAAATTTTCCTGTATTCCGGTTCAATCTGATGCAGAGCTCATCACAATCTTCCTGTGTCATCTCCTCAAATGGCGTCCAGCATTCGATCTCTTTGATCTTTGCCTTTTTCAGCAGCTTGAGCCGCTGATGGCCACCGATGATCTGACCATTTTTATTTACAATTGGCCGCTCGATAATACCAAATTTGTCCATGCTCTTGGTAAGCTGTGCCATATCATGCTTGGAAAGCTGCCTGGGATTCTTGGGATTCTCATGGAGATCTTTGACTTTCCAGTTTTGGAGAAACCACCTTTCATTAGACTGTGACCATCCTTCAGTTTTAGTCATTTAACACCCAGTTTTCTATATTTTCATGTTGAGAAATATTTAAGGGGCCACACCAAAATTTAATTTTCACATAGGGATAAGTATCTTTTTTTAATTCATATTCATCCTGATCAGCTCCGCACTCAGAATCATCGTCGCAAAGATTTGCCCATCTAGCTATAGAAAAGTTGATTCCATCAGATACCAAAAACAATTCATCTTTATGTTCTGGTATGCGTGGGACCGCTTCATCTGCATTAATAAATTTCATAATTAATGACAAAGCGCACCTCGGTTTGTAAAATATGGTGTGTTGATCATCAAAATTTTTGTCATGAGGCGCGCTCTGTTAAATATTGTTTTTGCGTCGGTATTCGTCAACCGCTTCAAGCGCCAATTGACCGAACTTCTTAGAAAGATCGAAGTCTCTAAATTTTATTATAGGTGCAAACTGCTCTTTTCCGTCAATGAGAACCTCTTTATTTGGCAAAGAAACCCATCGACTGCCATTTTTCTCATAGACGCCGCAAGATTTGATTTCGATCTGCCATTTTGGGACGAATAACTCGGCAAAGCCGATAAGATAGTTTTTCTCGTAAGGAACGAATTTTATACATTCAATTTGATTCTGAGACATTATTTCCCCCTGATCGCCATTTTCTCTTGAGTCTCTTGCATAAGTTTGTAGAAATATTTTTCTGCATCTAGAGATTCTGCTAGCTGTTCTAAATGTCCATAGAGTCTTTGAGCATCGAAGTCGTCAATTCCGTAAACCATTTCGGCAATGGCTGCGAAAAAATCTCGCGCGTCTGCTAGTTTTGTTTCATAGGGCTCTATAATTTCGTCTCTATAATCCCCTTCCATTTCTTTCATCCTCATATTATCTTCGTACAATCTGTCAAATGTTTCCCAGCTCATACATGCCTCGTTTAGGTGTTTGTTGTTAACTTTGAGTATATCAAAACGTGGTATTTATTACAATCTGTTTTTTATTTCAGAGAATTTTTGTGGATTTTTGTCGATTTCGATTGTGATTCCGCGCTGGAGTTTGTTTGTGGTATTAGCAGTCTCTTGAATATAGTGCCAAGTTATATCAGGATGAGAGTCCGCTTGACCGGAAATTGTGCCAGGAACTAGCCACATAGCTACCGAATCACGGATTGATTTGAATGAGACAGGGAAATTATCGCTATCTTGGATGCGATCACCCAATCTCGTAAATGTAACCGAAACAGGCAGCTCCGGGCGCTCCTGTTTCGATAGATAAGAGTTAACGACTGTGTGCATTTTTTTCGTGTATTTTGCTCTAGTTATCCAATGCATAGATAAGAGTTTGTTGAGCGGGTGAGGAAGTATCGGGATAAATATTTTCATTCCGATACGTTAACAAACAGCTTGTTTATTGGCAAATTTTCCAGGTCATTCTCCACCCCAACGAGCTATGTCCAACGTTTAATAAAACATTAGAATCTTGAAACGAAAATACCAAAACATCCAAGTCGCTGTGTTCATATGTATCGCATTTTTTAGAGAAATATTTAGTGTTATCTTTCATATTTGTTATCATAGCAACAAGCTCATTTTCATCTTTAACATAAAAAATTTCAACTCGAGATTCGGTTTTTCTGTCATATGCTTGCAATTCATTTTCCCCATTTACTTTCATTGATTGAGCTGAGAAAAATCCTGTTGTTTTATATTTATGCCCAGAAGATTCTGATTGTTCCCAGTCAAATGTTTCTTGGAATTTATGAAAGTTGTCCGCTCTTACAGGAAATTCTGCCATCAAACTAAAATTTGATAGAGTTAAAAGAGCTATTGTGATTAATTTTTTCATTTTGGCCTCCATGCCATTGATTTATTTTATTTCCCTTCAAGTTGATCAAGATATTCTAAAAAAGCCCCTGCTTCTTCAGGAGACAGCTGCAAATCCTTTAACTGCCGGATAAGCTCTAATTCATATAATTGTATTTCTATATCTCTCAGTTTTTTCACATGAGGAGCTCTTTCTTCTTTTTGCACTTCCTCTTTTGTGCTTTTATCGCGACATGCAAGCATAATTGCTGCTATAATAAATATTATAAATATCATTTTCTCCCCTCTCCTCCTAAACGCTTTTTGTTATTTTTATCTACTCTCTGCTTTTGTTGTCTAAGGCTTTTAGCGCTTAGGTCTATTCGCATTTTCGATAACTTAAATATAGCATATTCGTTTACTTTTTGTCAACGCATGAGACAAAATAAAAGCAAAAAAAATGACGACCAGTAATTAGCTGGCCGTCAAACAACATCAAACACTCAGACCGAATCTGAGGACGAGAGAGAGAATATCTGGTAATGGCGTTTAGTTCAATGGAATATCGTGGAATTCTTCACATGACCAGCATTTATAAGTCTTGGCGTTGGCGTCGAGTTTGTACATGCTTGAATTCTCATTTACAGCGCAATAGAGCACGCGCCAGCAGATTTGCCCATCGGAAGTCGTCTGGCTTGCCTTAAGCGCGCTATCGCGATCTATGTAAGTTTCTGGATTATTCATCTTTGTGTATAAGCTCCGGCGGCATGATGTTTTTCAATATCATGATTGTCTTGATTATAGCCACGTCTTTCTCTATCTGTCCAAAACGAACGTCAACAGAGTTAAATTTTCCATTCATCCAAAGAACGCTGCTTATTACAGCCCCCAGAATTATCACAGTATCCACGTGTTTTTTTATTATTTCCATCCTTCACCTCACTTCCTTGATTATACCATGTAAATGGTTAATTGTCAACATTTTCCCCGAATCAAGAATTAATTAAAAGTTCAATTTGGGCAAGTTTGTTTTGATGGTAAATAATGTCCTCATGAAGAAGTTGAATATATTTGTGATATGCATCTTGTCTAGTTCTAAACGGCCCAATATTTTCATCATCAATTTCTCTCATAATTTGCCACCCATCAGGAGCCTCATAAATAATATCAGGCAAATTTCCTGAAAATTGATTGGGAATCTCTCCCTCGATAAAACGCCCATCCCTAAAAATTTGCACTCCTAAAATTGGATCATTCATGTTTTTCTCCTTTTTAAATTAAAAGTTTTATTAAGCGATTATATTATAACACGTTACGCTGCTTGCCTGCAACCTTTTAGTTTCCCAATGAAAGCTCTAACAAGCTTTTCAAAATCAATTTGATCAATTGTGTACTTTTCTAAACATACGCCACCTCTGATAAATTCCACGTACTCATTTCCAAGATCAACGCGAGTATTAGAGAGTGATCTCCCATCTATTTTTTTATTTCTTAGATCCTCAAGAAAATTCATGTTCTTGCTGATGATGTCTTCTTTTTTGGGTTTATCTTTCCACTCTTCGGGATGGTTGAGTAAATGATAAAGCGTTGCTTCAATAGTCACTACATTTGCAATGGTCTTCAAGCGCTCAATGGCAAGATCCACTTGGGCTTCTGAATATTTTTTTGAAATTTTAACTTTGAATGGTTCGGCAACCTCTAAATCTTTAAGAGATAAAAAAACAACAACCGGCGAAGCCGCCTTCCCTTCTTGTTGTTGTTCTTCTAGAACAACTTCTTTATTTTTAGTATTATGTTTTAATGATTGGTGGGCATTTTTGTCCGCCCCCCCCGGACATTTTTGTCCGCCTCTTTGGACATTTTTGTCCGCCCTAAAATTATTTTGAATTATGAATATTTTCCTCTTTGTTTTTCCGTTTTCTACAAATTCATTTCTTTTAATGAATCCCTCGTATTCCAGCTCATTAAGCCATCGTCTAATGGTTCGGTCGTTGACTTCGTAAAGGTTTGCAAAATATTCATTGGATGCCCAGCAATACCCCTCTTTTTCGCAAAGTGACGTTATTTCGGCATAGAGGAGTTTTGCGTTAGCGCACAACTTATTACAATAGCGTACGTTAGCGGGAATAACTGCATAAAAACTGGGCTTGATTTGATTGTCTTGAGACATGATTTTCTCCTTAAAAGTTGTGTATTTATTCTTTTAAGGAGCTGGGGGCTTGACTTTTAGATCTTTTCTAGCTATGATCTCTTGCAGTTTAAGTCAAGATATCATAGGATCTAAGAAGCTGCCCACAGCTCCCTATATTAAGAAACCCGGTCACACACCGGGTTTCTTGCTTTATCCAGCCTAACCCACTCGCCAATATTAAACAAAAACTTTCTGAAAAAACTTTTTCCTGGTAGGATTTACTTGCTTGCATGTTTTACATTTGCATGTAAGTTCAGTTTTGTCGCTCTTAGCCGCGTTATCACCTAGCGCGGCTTTTTTATTTACATTAAATGTGTTAAATGTTAGAATGTTAAGTGAAAATAACGAGAGTTTTTAGGGCGGTGAATGGCGGCGGTCGCTGTTAACCGCTCTTTTCAAATATAGGTGTATCATGAGTTCAGATTCCATTTTCCCCAACAATAGCTATAGCTTTCATTCTGCGCGCGCATTAACCTTCCCCGATGGCAGACTAACCCCCGAGGGTGAAGAGCTGTTAAAACGAAAGCCTGACGATATTTCAGAGACTTTGGTTGCACAGAACGAAAGGATCAAAGAATTGCTGGTTCAGGTAAAAAAACTTGAAGAAGAAAATAAAGCGGCAAGAGAGCGCGTGGGCAAACTTCCTCTTTAGACTGAATTTGCCCGCGGCCTTCTAATGCTGTCTTGTATCCAGGCATTAAGGTTTGGCTGCCAAATGCTTTTATGAAGGCCGGCTTTCGGAATCTCTTTAATAATTTTAAAGCTGTGCAATCCAAGAGTTAAGGCGTATCCGACGGCAAAATCTCTATTAGCAAATCTTATGCCTATCCCGTCATATTTGCAGTACCCAGCGCCTAAAATAGGAATTAGGACATACGCGTGTCCGGATGGGATATAAGATTGAGGAGGTGTGGGGTTAAATGAGGCCATGATTCCCCTTTTCTTTTATATGTTTTTTCTCATTTCTGGCCCTTGTATCTAGAAAATAGTCACAATCCTGATCTTCTCTAGGCGATTCCAAAAAGTATGGTTGTCCGCGGACATCTGCGGACGAAGTGAAACGCCTACAATTCTGACGCATAGGGCATTCGGCATCTGTGCATTTACATAAATCAATCATCTTTTTCACCTAATAATTCCTCATTTACACCAGATAACGATATAAGTTTTTCTAATTTATCATTATATGATTCTAGTGGACAACCGCATTCCTCCTCACAAATACAAGATTTGAATATTTTACCATCATACACAAAAGGGAATTCAGGGGACTTTATACCTAATATTTGATTATCTGGCGTCATCTAAAACATCCTAAGTTTTTTAGTCACATTGTCTTCGATCGCGCGTTTGTCGTAATATGATATCATATTTAGGCCTGTGTGTCCAGTGACGATCATCATATCTAGGGGATCTGTTCCTTGGCGAAGCGCCTCAGTAACCCATGTAGCACGCAGCATGTGGGGGTGGACGTGTTGAATTCCGGCATTCGAAGCAGCAAGCTTGAAGGCGTCACCTACAGCTGTCCGTCCTAGCTTTTTTTTGAACTTAGACACAAAAACCCATCGGTTATGATCCCGGTAATTTTCTGTGGCGTCTATGTATGCTTTTAGTTCAAACAAGAACTCGGGCGGGAATGAAACAGGAATCATCTTAAGAGTGCCGCTTGTTTTGAGTTGCGTAAAATTTATTGTGTTTTTTTCGTAGTCTATATCCGTAGTTTTTATATTCAGAACCTCCGAAACTCTCTTTGCTCCCTGAAACAAACAGCGAGCGATTAGAGACTCGCGGTGGCTGATGTTTCTGAGCTCAAATATGAATTTAGCCCATTCTTGTCGCGAAAGGGCTTCTGTTGCTGCTTTTTCTCTTGGCTTGACGAATGTTGCACCAACCCCGCGCTTTGCTATGGCTATGCGTGTTTTACCGTGTGTGCGGCGACTAAGGAATCTTGTAAATGAAATAAAAACTTTTGCGCGGGTTTGCCTAACATTTTCCGTCCAGCCTTCGTATGCCTTGATCTTATCAACAATTAATTCTAAATTAACTGAAGCAAATCGATCAATCGTATGGTTTGGAAAAAACCCCCTGTCAATAAGATTATTCATGTAGTAGTAATAGGCGCGAGAGGTGGTTTTCCCTAGAGATTTTAGCCACTCGTCGATGTAATCCCAGACAAAAAGTCCAAAGGTTCCCGTGGCAATAATCTCGCAATCGTCATGGGCGTGGGAGCTTAAAACTGCTGTTGGTTCGGACACGACAGGGCTGCCGCCTCCAGTTACAATTGTTCTTGTAGACTGATTATTTATGTTTCCGATGTATGTCATGCGAGTAATCCAATTTAAAGTTTTAATTAAGTTGTTGAGTATAAGTATACCAGAAAGTGTTTTCAGTGTAAACACTTTAGATTACTCTAAAGAATATTAAGTGTTTTATTGATTTTTCTTGACAAATAAATAGGAAATGTTGTCTGTTTCGTTGTTGTTTTTCTTCATTTCTAATTCTTTTTTTGACATAAATTCCTTTAAATTGTAACGTCAAATAAAAACGTGGTCGCTTCGTTTTTGCCCCGCGCCGTGCGGGGATTTTCATAAAGGAGAGTATGTATGATAAAGATCGTTGTTTTCTTGTTATTTTTTTTTCCATCTATTGGGCTGTTTGCTGAGTGTGACGATGTCGGTCCAGTAAAACAACTTCCTCCATTAAATTCATTAGATGATCATTTTTATTTTTATCGTATGATTTTGATCGAAAGCGTTATATTTGATATGAGGAGAGAAAATTATGATCGTACTTTATTTAATATTAATCATAGCCTTGATTTACTTGAGTATCTGCTCGGTAAACCTATTGAAGTGAGTTGCGAATATGATGATTGATTTAAGCTCGGATGAATTATTGCAGATCTTAGATTTGTTTGAGCTGGCTCAGGACATAGACAGACATGCTGTTACGATAGATCTTTATGAAAAGATTGAAGATGCCTATGAGATCGCTCAGAATATTGAAGGATAATTTTTATCGTTCTCTCGTTCTCATTTTCAACATCTCGATTAAATGATTCTGCCGTTCAATAATATCCTTAGATTTTACCAATTCTTCTTTGGCCTGTTCCATGTATTCTTTACATGTATTTTTAAACGATTCTGTTTCTTCCATGATACTTTTTATTTTCCATGCGTGACATGCTTTACAAAGGCAATATCCCATATAACACATTATGCAATAAGAGGAAATGATTGTGAAAATTTGCAATAAAATCATAAATGTAAAATTGGTTTAAAGGGTTCTGGAAGCTCTCTCCATGCGATTACTTCTCCGAATAAAAGTTCGGTCATAAATGTACTTTCATCTCCGACTTCTTGATAGCGATCTGTATCAATTTCCATTTCTGCATTCTCATAACTTATATAGCATATAAGCACCTTCCTGTCGTCTGTAGGAAGATCATCATCAACATGAATCCATTCATCCATTCTATTTATCCTTGTTTGGACTCATTAACAAAAGCACGTTAAAAAGCTCTTCATGGCGCATCATAAGTGTTCTTCTTATTAGGTCTAGCTTATCCCCTCTCTTCCCATCCCAGAATGGATTTGTCTCGTGAAAGTCTTCCCATGGGGTTATCTCATAATAGAGCTGTTCTAGCCTATGTCTTGCCTCTCCCATTCTCATTAAAAACTCGCTATCGCTACTCATTTAATCCTCATAGACTTTTACATGTTTCAGGGTTACTTTCAGCGCCGTACATAGATTGTCGACCACTTCCTCGTGTTGATGTGGATGATATATATTGAAGATGATTTTTGCTATACAAATCATGAGAATATCTAGCCATTCATCTTCATCTTCGTAAAGTTTTGAAAGCTCTAAAATGATCTGTGTTGCAACGTCATTGTCATCAAAATAATCGTCAGGAGATTTTTTCATTTTAATTTCAATATCTCCACTGCCTTCACTTTTCCTTCGCAAAAGGCTTCTATCTTTCTTGCTAATTGTAACGAGGGAATTCTTCTTTCGTTAATGATTGTATTGAAATAGCTTCTAGAGATTCCCAACTTTTTCGCCACTTTTACAGCAGACAATCCTTTGTCTTCTAAATAATCTTTTATCTTCATGTGTACCTCTTTTCTTGAATTTATGTTAACATGTCGGTTAATTAATGTACACGAAAATATCAATCGTTTTGATTGACTTAAATTAAACGATTTGATAAGATTTAAGCACAACAACAAACGCTCAGGAGATTATCATGAGAAAACATTTAGAATATCTGAAAACAGATGATTGCGAATATTATATATCTGATAAAATGGCTCTAGATATATGTATGCACGATATGAAAACCTACTTCAACGAAATCATAAACGTATTATTGGGCAACAAAAAAATGAGCGATGATGATCTTTTTTTCTGCGTGGATAAAGTCAGTTATCACTTGGGATTATCTATCCCAGAAAACGCACGATTTGCCATAGCATTTAGTGACGTGAAAAATGATTGCGTTATTGACAAAGAGGTGTGGTAATGGATTTGCATTCAACAGAAATTTCAGAGATCGCAAAAGCTCTTTCAAAGGTTCAATCCGTTCTTGAGGGTGCCTCTAAAAGCTCGGTAAATCCGCATTTTAAGTCAAAGTATTCAGATCTAAGATCTATATGGGACTCTCTAAGAGACATCCTTCCTGAAAATGGACTATCTGTAACGCAGATTATGAGTCCGATTGATGGTAGAGATTACATGATAACCATGCTCATGCACACTTCTGGGCAGTGGATTAAGTCTGTGCTTCCGTTAATGATAGAGAAGGTTACTAGCCAGGGCCTGGGATCGGCGATTAGTTACAGTAGGCGATATGCGCTAGCTGCTATCGTGGGAGTATATCAAGAAGATGATGACGGTAATGCTGCTACATTCATTTCAAGGAAGCAGGTTGCTGAGCTTGTGTCGCTGCTAAAAGGTCATTCGGAGATACATTCTCATCTAATGACACAACTTGCTAAAACCAACACCCTCGCATTAGATAAAATTCAAGTAGATGATTATGAGAAAATTTATGCAATGGTAGATGGTTGGGTGAAAAAGAAAACAGAAAAATTAGAGGAAAATAAAGACGAAGGAGAACAATAAAATGGATTCAGCACAGATTTTAACCGTGTTTGCTGTTGTTGCAGCAAATCTTGGCACCGTCATTACATTATATATTCAGACAGACAACAAAATTGAAGCTAATAGAAAAGAGGTTACGTCGGTAATCGAATCTAATAGAAAAGAAACAACAGCAATGATTAATGCAATAAGAGAAGATATCCGGGATTTTCACGGAAAACTTGAACGTCAAGATGCAGAATTCAAGGCCCACATAATTCACAATCACCAGAAGTCTCAATGAAAAAGATTAGCCTACAGCAAGGAAGCGACCTTTGGCTGGAATTCAGGCGCACCCGAATTGGTGCGTCTGATCTTCCTATCATTGTAGGAGAAAGCCCATATATGACAGTTCAATCTCTCTGGGAAGAAAAGTTATTGTTTAGATCGCCTCAGATTATGAGTTACTACATGCAACGCGGTGTTGATCTAGAATCAACAGCAAGAGGTCTAATTTGCGATGTAATGGGCTATCCGTTCGATCCATGCGTGATTCAGCATGACAAGGTCGACTATCTGATAGCCAGCTTAGATGGCCTTAATGAAGATGCTGGCGTTATCTGTGAAATCAAATGCCCAGGAATGAAGACACATCTCATGGCTATCAATGGAGAAATCCCCGCCCATTATCAATGGCAGATAGAACATCAATTTCTCGTTTCTGGCTTAAAAGATTGCCTTTACGTATCTTATAATCCAGATCACACAGAAAAACCTTTGATTATAATTGAACGATCCGTAAACTTAGAGCTACACAATTTCATTTTAGAGAAAACTAAAGAGTTCTGGGAGTGTCTGCAGTCCATCACACCGCCCCCCAAAAAAGAACGCAAAAACAAAAAAAGGGAAACAGAGGGTTAAAATGCAGCTAGATTTATTCAATGAAGTACAGGAACTCGAAATCTTATCTCGATTAAAAAAAGTCGAAGATGCACTTGCTAAAACGCGCCGATCATTGTTTGCTCGCATAAACGAACTTGAAAGAGAAGTTTTGGAGTTGAGAAAAGAGGAAGAGACTGAACTAAAAATTAAGAATCAATAATTTTAACATTGAGCCGTTTAAAGGATAATAAAGCGAAAAATCTAGCTGCTTTTTTTACACCAGAATTTCACGAGTTTCAGAATATTTTCTAACATTACTAGGAAAATTGAAAACAGTTTTTTTGGTAGCTTTTTTAGGTTTTTCAAGATCACACCCACATCTAATACATTTTTTAATGTTTAGGTCGACATCTAAAGTTTTTGTCAGATAGCAATGCTTACAATCATATACATACATTTAATCACCTGGGGTTAGATCGATTCTTAATCCTGTTTCCTGATCAATAATAAACTCAACAAATTGTTCTACCGGATTATCATTCGGAAGGCTGAGATATTGATTAATTGGTGCACAAGAGGTCAAAATAATCAAACATGTGAATTTAATGCAATGGTTCATTTTTATTTCTTTAGTTTTCTTAATGTTTCGGCAAGATGTGCTCTTTTAGCTTCTTTTCCGCCTTTCTTTTCTGCTGCTTTAAGTTTTTTAAGAGGGATTTTTTCGCCTTCTTTTATTCCAAGTTCTTTATGCAAAGCACCAGGCTTTTTTATTGCATTTTTTATCCAATGTTCTTTAGCCATTATTTCTTTCCTTTTTTAGGAATATGTGCCCCTGATTTTCGCGCAACATTCAAGGCAATGGCAATCGCTTGTTTTTGAGGCTTTCCTGCTTCCATTTCTGTGCGGATATTTTCACTCACAGCTTTTTTTGATTTACTTTTCTTAAGTGGCATGTTATAATCCTTTAAAAATTAATGGGTAATGAATC